CCACATTGAAATCAATGCCAATTCTCAGCGGCTCTTCACCTAACGGATCATCGTTGACGCCTGAAACGTGTTTGGCACGGTCAAACCTGTCATAGACGGTGCCGGTCGCCAGGTTCTGATAGATCCCTTCGAGGTAGGCACGGCATTGCTCTTGCGTGTAACGGCTCAGCAGGTCATCGACGAAGCCCGGCCGGAGGTTATGGGCATTATCTGCCGTCTTCATCCTGAGCAAAGCCCTGCGCTTGCCCTCCCGGGCTGCATCAGTGCCAAACGTTTGGTAATGAAAACCAAAGCCTTCTGGCGTCGAATAACAGTGCAGCTGGTTGAAGTTGCCGACCCTGATACGGCCCAGGATTTTGTCATAGGCACGCTGAGCAATTGATGCCTTCGCGGTGTCAACCTCATCGATGATTGCGAACGCCCAATCGTCACCAACGATGCGCTGATAATTTTCAAACGAGAGCCCAAGGATCGTTGAATCACCGCCGGGGAAGTGCAGCGTGTGACTAACGTACGGCGCCACCCTTGGGGTGTATGGAATGCCAAAGCTATCCAAGAAATCCTCGAATTTCGGTGCCCAGATTCGGCGGACCATATCGCTGGTTGGTTCCATGACGCAACCCACAAAGCCTTGATTCAAGGCGGCCATCTTTACGGCAACGGCGTGAGCGCAATAGGTCTTACCGCTGCCATAGCCAGCGCTGATGCCAATCTCAGGGATGCTGTTAGGTGATCCGCCTTGTGATGCGGCGATAGCACCAAGCCGCTCTACCTCGAAGGCGCTGAGCTGGCCAGGGTTGAGCGTTGCGGCGATGCGTTCCAAGAGGTCATCAACATCAGCCAAGGTTGAACGGCTGCCAACGGCCTCAGCTTGCAGTTCTGCGAGCCTGGCCAGTATTGGGTTATTCCTCTTCACTTGGCACTAACTCTTGGCCGGTCTTGGCTTGGATGCGAAGCAAGACGGTGCGCTCTTGTTCTGGCGTGAGGTTTGCTTCAGCAATGGCTGATACAGCGGCTTCAATGCCTTCATTTCTTGCGCGTGTTACGGCTGCGTTGTCGCTGTAATGCTTGCGATAAGAGGGGCTGTGAGTAAGCATCCATTGCGCTGATTTACTATCACCATCTTGAGCACAACTGGTGATGATATTTATAAATTTATGAGCACCGGCTGCACGACCTTCATTAAGGGCTTGCAAAAGTTGTATTTCCTCTTCTGTAGGATCGGTGCCTTTTGCATTACGAAGCCATAGCGTAATGGCCTCATAACTAACACCAACGGCTGCGGCGATATGTTCTAAGGCTGCGCCATATTCTGCAAGATGACGAACAGCTTCAATTACTTTTGAGTTTAGCTTGTAATGTCGCCTTCTTAAGTTTGCCATTTTAACTAACTATTGCGAAACATTATAGCGCAGGCTCAATGGTAGCCCAGGTTTTGCCTGAGCGAATTTGGCGGATTGCATCGACTGAAACGTCGTATTGAATCGCGAGTTCATATGGAGTGAAGACATTATTTCGCAAAAACTTTTTGATGTCAGCGACTTCAAAGGGCTGAAGCTTTGCGCTTTTTGGCGCACCGTAGAGACGCTTCCTGTTGATGGGGATTTCAGGTGTGATCACCTGCTCAGTCCTGAACGGATGATTGCAGGCTGGGCATCGACGGTAACGAATGCGGATGTCAACTTTGCGCCTGGTGCATGTGGTGCGAATGACGGGCTCACCGCAGTTTGGGCAATCGATTGGCATTTGTGTTTTAGGGGTGTGAATGGCCGGGGGATGGATCAGCCCCAGCAGCTGCCCTTTATTTCCGCGTCACGCGGTTTTGTATTTGCAGGCTCCCCGGCCTGTTGTTGTTCAGTCGTCAGCTATTCTCCTGCTGTTGTGAGCGCATCGCTTTCTTGATGTCTGCGATCATCCTTCGACATTCGGAATGAAAATCAAGGTCATAGTTTGGACATTCCTTAATCCACTCAATCACCTGCTCCAACTGCCAGTCGGCAGCGGCACGCATGTCCTCGATATGTTCACAGTGGTCAATATCAGCACCATTGTAAGGATAAGAAGCAGCAATACTTTTGCAGATCTCGTCAGTCAGTGGGTGTTGTTGTTCAGCCATTGGTCTCCTGTTGGGTGATTGGCGCTTCCTTAAAGACGGCCTGGCTGATGAATGCTCTTACGGCTTGGGCGTCCATTTTGTGGCCAATCCGAACGCCGGAGCTTGTGATCAGCTCATATTTGCCAGGAAAGAACTGGTTGATGCGTGCGCCAGCGCTGCGGGCGTCTAGGTGCTGATTTGCGGAGCAGACCAGATCCCAGGTCGTGGCGGTTTTGGTTGCGGTCATAAATTTTAAGCGAGGGGTGCAGGAAAAGGGGCCGAAGCCCCAGGTGATCAAGCTCTAAGGGTGTTGAAGCGGTCCATATTGGCAAGACAAAAATCTGAGCATTCTTGGCCTGTCCCTGTTTTCTGGAGCTCCATGGTCTCTAGGTCGCGGACAACCTGACGGCTTTCAACGTGCTCTGCCCAGGTATTGGCTGGGTCAGTGGCGACCCTGCGCACAGATACTGTCTCAAGGTGAAACGGCCCCCAGTTTGCGGTGTGCTCTACACGCTCTTGAAGAACAGTCGCAAACCCTAAAGCTCGGTTGAAGACGGGAGCAGAGATTGAATTAAAAGAAGCCATTTGTTTTAAGCGAAGGGTGCCATCTCTGGCGTGATCACAGTGTAGACCATCCAAGGCATTCTGTCACCAGTCAACTTGTGGTTCAGCAAAACTGAACGGTGATTTACACGGACGAACATCAATGTCTAGGCGCTGATTCGACAACGTGATCATGGGGTTACCCAGCTTTTCGAGCGTGATGCTGTCGGGGTTGGACGCATCGCGAACGACATAGCCGCCGGACCAAATGCCGTCGCGATTTACCTCGACAGGGCTCCCAGGAGCAATTGGATCTTTAGGTAGAGGGTCTCCTTCTCCTTCCCCCCCCTGAAAGTGTATTTTTATGGATCTTTTGGATCTTATGGCATTAGATCCAAAAGATCCCTTAGATCCATCCTGGGGCTCTCTCAGGAGATCAGCTGAATCATCCTCTGCAGCTAAGGCAAACTCGCTGACTTTCCAATACCGTTTCGGGCGCCTGCCGGTCGGCTCAGAACGGCTGACAAAGGCCAACCCCATCCCCACAAGATTGCCAAGCTCGCGGCCAATGTGCCCTGTGGATTTGGCAGGAGTCATGTTGTGAGCGATCTCATCAGCGGTGACATCAGCGCCAAGCTCAGAACGCATTTTGAGGTAATCAAAAACGTCACCACGAACGCCACCAAGAGACGCAATCTTCTTGCGAACCAGCTCCACTTGCTGAGAATGCTCAAGGCTGCCCTTTAACGTCCAATTCCCCTCTGAGAGGTATTGAGCCTCAACGCCTCCTAGCTCGCTGTAGCCGCGTCCAGAACCGACAAACCCAACGCGCTTATCAATACGGGCCAAGCCTTCGCTTTCATCCCTGACCCAACGCATCAGCACACCCCAAGAGGGAATAGATGTGATGCTGCTGCTGCCACGGCATTCAGCTACCCAATCCCAAGTCGTTGGATATTTCTTGGTGTGATGGAGCACCAGGATGGTGGCTCCTGTTTGGCTGAAATCTGCCATCGCTGTTCTGATCGGTTCAGCGAAGCGTGAGAGGTTCTCCTCTATGCCGCAGGGCTCCATCATTGAGCTGAGGCTGTCGATGATGACTAGCGGGAACTGGTAACGCTCGATCTCCTCCCGCATATGGCGAATGCCGTCCTTAGTGAAGTTAAATTCATCTTTGGTGTCAACGCTGCAAAACAGATCTATGGCGTTGGAGTCCAACTCCTTGGCATCGTTGATGAGCCCCTCACGGCGCAAGTAATACTGCCAATTGCCTTCTGACTGGTCTGTGCCAAAGATCAAGACAGGCATCCGAGTGTCAGAAAGTTTCAGGTCACGGCCAAGAAACTGCTCACGTCGATCACGGATAGCAGCAACCAAACCACAAGCGAAAGACGATTTGCCAATTTTTGGTTGGCCAATAAGAAAATTTGCTTCACCTAAGTGAATCAGGCCATCAAGCATGAATGACGGCTCTTCTTCCAGGAGGGTCTCACCGCCTTTGTAGACGCGCCCTTTGCGTTGACTGCGTTCTGCTCTTTCAAGATATGCTTTCAGCTCAACGTCTTTTACGTCCTCGTGAATGCCGAGGTCGTATGCCTGGTTTCTCATCAGCGGGAGCCAATCTCGCTCTCGCTCTGTCTTGATCAGGTGCTCCGCATGAACTGCTAGGTCGTACAGGGCTTGCTGCAGCTTTGGTTTGATTTCGTCGGGCTTGTTGCTCATGCTCTTTGTCAAATGTGTTTAGGGCTTTGTCTGAGGCTTGTTTCCAGATTCCGAAATAATCAATCGATTCGTCGTAATCCGCCAATGGGGCTAGGGCTTGCCAGCGCAACAGTTCATAGGCGCGTTGGTTAGAAGTCACGGCGCCTTTTGATTGCTTCCATGCCTTCAAGCACGAGGTAGTTGATCCAAGCAGTGCGAGACATGCCGGCAGGCTTGGATTCATCAACAGGTTTCAGCACCTGCCCATCGATAATGACCCGGGCTGATCCGCCTTGGCTTGGCATAATTGTGGCTTGTTTTGCCCCCGTATCATGCCATGATAAAGCCAGCGCGCAAACATCATGCTGCAACCAGACCCCAAGATTGAGTTCTTCGATCACACTCACAAGTTCCGATACAACGGAAAATGGATGGTCCATTCCGTCACCAGGGCAATCAACGATCTGACGCCTCAGGCCCTCGAGCGGATTATGGCCACAAAAGACGGTCCCGACGGGTGGGCTGTCAGGGGCAACACCGTCCACAACGCACTTGAGAAGCATCTCTTGGGGCTGGCAGGTGAGGCTGAATACGGGTTCGTCTACGATGAGAAGTGGGCTCCATGGATTGAACCCTTGCTTGATCACTGGCTGTGGGAAGACTGCAAAGTCCTTGGCGTGGAATTTAAGCTATGCGATCCCAAAAAAAGCTTGGCAGGCATTCTTGACTTTTTGATCGTTGACAAAAACGGGAACACAATTCTAGGAGACCTAAAAACTGTCAAAACGTCGAAAAACATTGACCAACGGAAGTCGGCCGACAAGCAGCTAGGCGGATATTTGATGATGCTTCTTGATTCTCATCAGCTTTATGTAGACAAGTGCGTAACGCTGATTTCAGGCCCCGGTACCACGGCAATAAAAATCAGCAAGCCTGATGACTGCTTGACCTCTTGGCTAGACGCTTGGATGAAATTTGAAGCACAGCAGCCAGACTTTTAATGAGCAACGCATGGGTCAAGGCGCAGCAGCGCAATCTTGACGAAAAGATCACGGCTGAATACGTCGCCGCGACTTCCCCGCAACCGCCTGACGACGAATGGATCTATGAACTGGACACAAATTCTAGGCAGGCTTGGTCTCGAGGCCCCTGGCTATCAAGAGACGCTGGCTGACTGCAGAGCACGCCCGTGGGCAAAGCCCAAGGGGAAAGCGACGCCATCTAGGTCTAAACCTGCAAAGAAGCCGAAATACCCAAGCGCAAAGCACGGCGCCGACTGAGTTGCTATTTTTACTGCGTACACCCCTACCGGCGGTGGACAAATCTCCGCTGATCGATCTGCCAACGGCAAGCCCCAGCCCCCGAGAAGGCTGAGGCAGCAGATCAACCCCTTATGCCAAAGCCCAGCGCCTCGCTGTTGTAGGGCTCGTTTTTAGCTGTTGTGCGATCTGTTTGTATGTCCGTCCTTGGCGTCTGAGGCGTTTGGCGTGTTGCTGAGGTGATGCGGTGATATAAAGCAGGATGATCACGGGAAGGATCAGCAAGGCAGCGATCCAAGCGAAAGCGCAAGTCATTGATTCAGTTGTGATTGGTTTTTGTCGACCGGCGAGCGACGCTCAGCCCTGAAGACTCAACCAATATGGCATATCAGCGCAGGCAGTTGCTTGTTCGCTCGACACCCGCTATATTTTTATTCAAGCGGGGCAACGGAGCCACCAGCCCCGCCGCTCCTGGCGCTGCCAACGACCTCTTCACCTAAAACTATGCTTGCCCCAATCTCATGACCAGCTACACGCCAGCGCTGCCAGATGCGCAATGAGGACCTACCTAGACACCAACGTTCACGACGCTTCTATTGAACGCTTGGGTTTTATCTTCAAGCACTTTAAGCGTGTCTACGTCTCTTTCTCTGGCGGCAAAGACAGCGGAGTACTCCTAAACCTCGTTATTGACTACGTTCGTTCTCATAATCTTGACGTCAAAATTGGCGTTCAGATTATGGACAACGAAGCCAACTACACACATAGCGAGGAGTTTATGCACAAGATCCTACGCGCTAACCGCGACATTCTTGACATCTACTGGTGTTGTCTACCTATCACCCTGCCTTGCACTGTCAGCTCTTACGAGATTGATTGGCAGTGTTGGGGTGAAGCTGATCGGCACCGTTGGATTCGTCCTATGCCTACCGACGATTACATCGTCAACCTTGGGAACCACCCTTTTGGCGATCTGTTTATCGAAAACATGGATTACGCCACGTTCTGGGACATGTTCGCAGAATGGTACAGCCAAGGACAACCGTGCGCCAACTTGATTGGTATTCGTACCGTTGAATCACTAAATCGGTTTCGCGCCATCGTTAACCAAGCCAAGGAAACAATGCATGGTCAGATGTGGACCAAGAAAAACACAGATCACACTTACAACTGCTACCCAATTTACGATTGGCGTACAGAAGACATCTGGACAGCAAATGCAAAGTTTGGATGGGACTACAACACTCTGTACGACTTGTTTTACATGGCAGGCATCCCCATCAAAACGATGCGGGTTGCATCGCCATTTATGTCAGAATCCAAATCCAGTCTGGCCATGTACCGCGTCATTGATCCGCAGATCTGGGCGCGACTATGCGCCAGAGTTGGCGGTGCCAATTTCATGGCTACCTACGGCAAACAGCTTGACTACAAATCATTCCGTTTGCCTAAAGGGCATACGTGGAAATCATTCGTCAAGTTTTTGCTAGCAACGCTGCCAGAGCAGTCCAGTACAAATTTTAAGCAGCGCTTCATTCAATCCATCCGTTACTGGGGGCGAGTGGGGCGCGGACTGCCAGATCAAATCATCGAAGCGCTAGACCGTATCGGCATCCGGTTTTATATCAACGGCACAACACGTCATGGCGGTAACAACCTTCGCCGCGTCGTAATCAAAGTGCCGCCCGATCATCTTGACGAGCTGCCTTGTCATAACAGCATGGTGACTTCATGGAAGCGGTTTGCAATTACCGTTCTCAAGAATGACCACACCTGCAAATACTTAGGGCTAGCGCCTACTCAGGAGCAGCAGCGCCGCCAAAAAAACATTCAGCGCAAGTACAGCCAAGTCCTTAATCAATCCAAAAAATGAAAATTCTCAGTTCTTCCGCGCTTCCATCCGAACGTGTTGTTCAATGTCCCAAAGGTGGGTTTACTAGTCATCGCTTAGTCACTGAAAGCGATGGCATGGGTTACAGCCTGACCAAAACTATTGTTCATCCTGGCAAGCCTCATCGCTGGCACTATCAGCATCACCTTGAAACCTGCTACTGCGTTAACGGTGCGGGTGAAATAACCAATGAGACTACTGGCGTTACCAATGCCATTGGCCCTGACGTGACATACGTGCTGGACAACCACGATGCTCACGTTTTTGAAGCTTTTCAGCCAACTACGTTGATCTGCGTTTTTAACCCACCACTAAAAGGAGATGAATTGCATGACGAGAACGATTCATACCCTTGGCGATCCCCGGTTTACTCCGTACGCAGTGTTCCTATCGAGAAAGTTACCGCCAATGATTACAACCCCAACTCTGTTGCGCCACCTGAGATGGCATTACTCGAAACATCGATTTGGGAAGACGGCTACACGCAGCCTGTCGTTGTGGTGTATGACGCAGAACGCGACGTTTATGTAGTCATTGACGGTTTTCACCGCTATCTGACTCTGAAGAACAGCGATCGCATTCGCGAGCGAGAAGGTGGCAGGCTGCCAGTCGTTGTTTTGCGTAAAGAGCTTCATGACCGAATGGCATCAACCATTCGTCACAACCGCGCTCGAGGCTCACACAACATCGAACTTATGAGCGTAATCGTAGCTGAATTAATTGAAATGGGCAAAGGCGACGCTTGGATTTGCAAGCACATTGGGATGAGTCCTGATGAGTTGTTACGGTTAAAGCAGGTCACAGGTTTGGCTTCTCTGTTCTTGGGTAAAGACTTCAGTAAAGCTTGGGATGTAGAGCAGATCGACGAAGTTGCTGAGGATTTAGACGATGAAGCTGACAAGAGTTTGGTTGCCGTTTGAATCATGGGAAGAAACCAGATTCAATATGTGGGGGGAGGTGTCAAATCGGCGCCTCTACTTACAGCGTGCAATTTGCTTTACAGGCAATCATCGCCTGTATGGGCGATACATGAGACGTGTTACCGAGGAGTGGCGCAACAGCTGCGTCAATGCTCTGACGGACTACAACCTGAACCGTCGCGCATGGATTGGTCACGCAGCTTGCGCTTTAGCACTGCGCTGCCCAGAAGACATCACGCGACACGCATGGAGCTTTTTAAGCAATGAGCAACAAATTTTGGCGAACAAGCAAGCTAATCGAGCCATTCAGTCCTGGGAAATGCGCTACCGACAGAGTGCGCGAATATCGCCAGCAATGGAGGCGCCGTTGCTATTTGGACGAAATACCTGAAGAGGTGCCCAAAAAGGTAGCAGCGTCTGGTCGAGCCCCATCTTGGAAAGCAGTAGCTGTTGCGTTATTACAGAACGACCTGCATTTGTATCAGCTTGGCTTTGCCCGGCCAGCTTATGAAAAACAGCGTCGTGTTGTGCGTTTAGGCCAAATTGCAATGCATGGCCAAGCTGCGGAAGGAACGCAGCTCGAACTGTTTGATTCGCTGAGGTCTTGATTAAATGGCAGCAACTAAACGCAAATTCATGGCGGTGACCATGAAACCTGAGCTTTACGCTAAGGCTCAGGAGGTCGCCGCTAAAAGAGACCTAAGGGTGACAGCTTGGGTCCGTGAGGTAGTTGAAGCTGAACTGAAAAAACTTGGTTATGACTGACACCCCATTGCTCGAATGGCGCGAGCACTTACCGCCACATGCCGACAAGCTCCAGGCTGGCTGGCTCCTGTGCAAGGAGAAGAACCCGTTTCTGCTCCGCCAGTGCTATCAGCTGTGCCTCACTGCCCAGCGACGTGGCATCACGCGGTGGTCAGCTGATGCGATGTTTCATGTCCTGCGCTGGGAAACAGCAGCATCCATGAACGACAACGGGTTAAAGATCAACAACAATTACAGCAGCTTGGCCGCCCGTGACTTGATGGCAGAACGCCCGGAGCTGCAGGGGTTCTTTGAGCTCCGGGCCAGGAAGGCTCGGGGGAATCATGGTCAGATTCATTGATCTGGGCTTGACGTCCCCTAGATGGTCTGCCATCCTGTCTTTAGCGGGAGACCGCACCCACTCTGCTTGTTTTATGACTCATCCTCACTTCCTGCTTGGCCTGTGCTTCGGCGCCGCGCTCTCCGTTTCTGCATTCCTTTATGGGACTTCTCAGGTTGCTCCGGCTTTTACCGATCAAGCTCCAATTGCTCAAGCCCACGCAACTGGAGAATTTACAGGCCCCTGAGCAGCATCTTGGGGCTTCGGCCCCTCTCCCCCCTCCCAGCCCAGCAACCCTCGATCGATTAAACGATGACATCCTCACCCATCTCGACGGCTACAAAGACCACCTCTTGCGCTGCTACGCGGCTCATCTTGATTGCTGATCTCAAGCGTGAAATCAAAGAGCTAGAAGCCGAAATGAAGAGAGAAGTTGAGCTTTTAGAAAAGGAGATTCTATTAGGTCTGCTTGATGAGTATGCCGACGGCGATTCCTTTGTTTGTGACGGCATTAAATGCACCACTGTCGAAACTAAACGATGGAAGTATGGGAATGAAACAAAAAGCGTAATCAAAGAAATCCAGGAGCGTGCACAGCTTGACGGCAGTGCGACTCAAGAAAAAACAACCTCACTCCGATTTACTTTCTGATGACTAACCAACACCCACTGACTGACGAGATCTGCGAAGAGATTGCTGAAGATGTGTTCTACTACGACTATTCTATTCCAATCCTTAGATGTGATATGCGTTTCGCTGCTGATTGGCAGTTGGAGCAGGTGAACGATTTCTTTGATAATTATCGAAAGACTGTCATGGAAGTGAACCCAGGACACATCCCTTCACTGACAGAACTGCTGTCGTTAATGAATCAAGCAATGCGCCCAACAACAACAACAACACAGGAGGACTCATGAATGAGCGCAGAGTCTCTTTTGTTGTTTATTCTCGCGCTGCTCCCCAAGGCTCAAAGCGCCACATCGGTAACGGTGTCATGATCGAATCATCTAAACGAGTAAAACCGTTTAGGGCCGACGTTCGCAAAGCCGCTGAG